TGATACGCAAGACTCTCATGAAGTCTGCAATACCATTTCTTTCATTCTGTTTTGTGAGGTCGGTTTGAGTTGCATCACCACAGAACATGATTTTTGAATTCTCACCAACTCTTGTGATTATACTATCAAGTTCATGGAAATTCAAGTTCTGGAATTCATCAACGATAATGATAGCATTATCCAAAGTAGTTCCTCTTATGAAAGAGGTAGACCAAAAACTAATAGTTCCTTGTGCCTTTAAATTACCATACAGCATCTCAAAATCAGATTCTGTAGGCAATTCATACATGTACTTGACCATATTTTTATATGGTATTTGATAGAGAGAAGACTTATCTTCATGGTCTCCAGGAAGGAAACCAATTTCTCTGGTAGCTACAAGAGACCTTACGATGTAAATCTTTTCGTAAGGAGATCTCATATCAGATACATCTTTGAGTGCATTATACAAGGTAATAAATGTTTTACCTGTGCCTGCACATCCATATGCGACAATGTTCTGATCGTTTTTATAACAACGGAAAAGTTCTTGTTGATTCTCTGTAAGAGGTTCAACTTGTTTCATGAGATCAGAATTGATCGGTTTCTTTCTTTTCATCGTTCGATTACTTGTACCAAAAGGAACTGGCGACTTTGATCTTTTAGCGGGCATAAAAAGAATTAGATAGGACGGACATTGGAACCGGGCATCTTCGATGCCTTTCGCAAGACATCGTTCCAACCAGGGTGAGATTTTTTGAGTTTGTCGTAAACCTCTCCAACCTCACCACAAGCGGCAACACCCGCCATCCAATCTTTGTCCCATTCTGGATTATCTTTTCTCCATTCTTGATACTCACTCATCGTCATGTTGAGTTCTTTTTTCTCTTTCGTCTCTAAATTAATAACAGGATATTTTGGCATAAACCTCAAGTATTAGTATGAATATTTATGAAATCCATTCCATTGCCTCTGCAACGGCAGGAAATTGTTCACAGAAGATCTCTTTTGCATCCAAAGCAATGTCCATGTGCTCCTTTTGTGTTCCATTAGCAGAACGCAAATCGATATAATGGATCCATGAGCGAACTGAACCGGTCATGTAAATTTTTGTGGGCGTTGCTAAAGGAAGCACAAAACGAGCACACTCCTTTGCAATCGATGCATCAAGCATCTCTTGATACAAATCCATAGATTGTGCAAAGAGTTTTTGCATCTTCATTTGAAACTTCTGCCGCGTAAACTCATCAATATCATCAATAGAATTCTGACGATTCTTGGTGTCTTGCCTGCGTAGTTCAGGTAAAGGGATCGTCTTCGCGAGTAGGGAAGAATCAGCATAGCGTTGTGAAAATTCTTGATATGTAAAGCTCCTATGACGCAATATTTGAGCCGCGATACCCCTAGTAGTGTTGATTTCCAGAGTCATGTATGCCTGCTCAAAGATGCTCCAGTGCTGGTGCTTCACACAATACTTGAGCAAACCAGAGAACTTCTCATTCTCCTGGTTATTTGGATTACTCACACGGGCACAATACGCCATATGTTTCTCTGCGTCTGGCGTTACGCTAATCAGTTTAGTTGTCGTCATCTTCAAATACTTCGTCGTAATCAGCAAGTGGATAATATTCGTCGTCAAAGTTCTCTCGCTTATCCACATAAGCAGTTGGGTCTGAATGAACCTCAGACTCTAAAGCATCTACAAGAGATTTCATATTTCTCACAATGAGTTTGAGTTTTTCTCTGTCCATACAAAAAATGGGAGGTTTCCCTCCCATCATATCAGTATTCAATTTGTAAGTCAATCACTTTGTATAGCTGTTACCACGGTACGTATATGTGCCATGGATCTCAGCTGGTTTCAAAACAGTACGCTTAGTTTTCACGCCACGATATGAAGTGTGGGCAATCTGAGCGTCGTGAAGTGCAGATGCTTTTTCAATCTGCTTCTTGATGATTTGAAGTGTATTCATTGTAGGTACTCCTGAAGTTAGGGTTTGTGGTCCCCGTTCCTTCAGTCGTTTGCGTCCGCCCGAAGACGGATGAACGAATCCGTTCCGCGACTTACTTGCGACCCCGAAGGGTTGAACGATGAGTCCATTATAGACTCCATATCTTATTTAGTCAAGCGGAAGTATTTTTTGTAATACTTTTTCTTCATTGTCATGAGGTACTCTACCTCCTCCTCTGTGCCCTCTAAGCACTCTAAGACATAAAGAGACCCCTCCAACTCACTGATCAATCTCAGAAGCGTTGTAGGGTGCTCTGGATCTATGTTCCATTGCTGTTTCATCGGTCAACGGCTTGCATCCATTGTTTTTTTGCCTTTAGTTCTCTGAAGAGATAATCACATGCAAGTTCTGGTCTCGCATTCCCACAAGTATAAACATCAATTGCTGCTTCTCCTTTCTCAGGCCATGTATGAATAGACATATGACTTTCAGAAAGAAGTGCTAACACAGTTACACCTTGAGGACTAAACTTTTTTGATATAACCTCAATCATAGTTGCACCGCAAGTTAGAACTGCTTTTGTTATAATTTGCTTTAGATAAAATTCATTATCAAGTAATTCAAAAGGACAACCATAGAGATTCATCATGTAATGTTTGCCCATGAGTTATTGTTGATTCTCCTCTAGTTTTTTCTTTGCATTATAATCTTTCCACATTTCTGTAACCAGATCGACACGATCTGGTTCTTCTGGATGAGGAGCACTCTTTGAATCCTCCACCCACTTATCAATTTCTTCCTGTGTAGGAACTACAATACGGAATGAAAGATCATCTTCCTCAAACTCTTTATTCATCTTCTCGTATGTTTCTGGGGTAAGTTTTTCAGTCACGTTGCCTCCAATCATCAGGTTTATCTTGTTTGAACCAGTCTGCGATTTCATCAGCACCACCAAATCCACTCTTGTAATTGGTTGGATCGGGGTCACCTAATCCCATCTTGTTCATAAAATCATCCATACTACCTTCTTGTATATCCTGAGCAGCATGTCTCCTTGCTTTTCTCAACCACTCACGGGCAGTTGTATTTGCTTTGGACAACTTCTCTGCCCAAATCATATCCTCAAGTTTAACTTCTTCTTTATTAGCGATTTTCTTGCAAATGAATTCCAATCGAAGTCTGTATTGAGTTGAAAGCATTTTAGCTCCGCAGTTTTGCTTCTAAGTCGTTGAGTTTATGAAACTCTTTGTATGCTGATTCTGAACGAGAACAAACAATATCTAAAATATCATTTAGAATAGTTTGATTGTCCACACCATCATCAAGATACTTATCAAGAGATTCTCTCAGGTATCTTTTACGATGCCACTCAGGAGAGTATGGTTTGTAATGATTCATGATCTATGATGTATTTATTTTAAGGGATTGCCGTTTTTATCAACTAATCCAAGTTTTTCAATCTGTGCAAGATTGGATTTTTTATACTTCTTAAGTTTTTTATATTCTTTAACCAACCTATCAACTTCTTCTTTTGATACGTTGACTTTTAGTTGTTCATCCTTACCGTGTTTTGTGATTCCAAATCCTTGAGAGGCAAGTTCATCAGTTGTATCAATATATTCATTGATAGTTTCCTGAATCTCATCTCTGATTAAGGCATTGATCTGATCTCTAATCAGATCATCATCATTTTTTCTTTTTTCCATCTTTTTGTTTATAACCCCACAACTTAGGACTCACGGTTCCATATCCAAAATCGATACCTTTAACTGCATCCTTTCCATACATATCATAATACATATCGAAGATGTCTACAGTTTTTCTACCACGGGTTACATCTAGATATTCTACACCATTAGATGTATATCTGACAAGTCTAGCATCGTTAGGTAAAGTTTTATCTTTTGCTTGTTCTAAGGTAGTTTTTTCTTGCAGAATCTGACAACCATAAGCGGAGGGATTGATGGTCTTACCAGTATCCTCTCCACTAGGCATCTGCTGCTCCTCTGATTCTTGTACTGCTGTCTCAGTAGTCATTCAAGAACGTCCTCCCCATTGGATATCAGGAAATGCTTCTTTCACAATATCATATGTTATTTTATATTTAGTTTGTAAAGATTTGTCTTTAACCAAGCAAAGAATTTTTGCTTCTTCTGGATGCAAACCTTCAAGAATTTGAATAAACATTGTCTCTCTCCGCAGGGAAGAGAGACTATCATTTCCACCCTTTACAAAGTTGTAGAGATGCTTATATTCCCGTCGCAAAGAAGTATGATCTGTTCCAACAGGAACTTCATTCTCTTTGTATGGAACCTCTCCTTCAGGAACCATTGAGATAACTGTATCATCAAAGTTCCAAATGAAAAGAGTCTTCAGAGCATCATTACCATACTCTTGAAGAATCTCTACTTTCTTTGCCTTTGAACGTTGCTTGCTAGCAAGTTCAAGAACTTCATGAATGAATGGATTGGGAGGAAGTTTAACCTTCTTCGTCTTCGTAGTCGTCATAGCTATTTTCAAATCGTACTGCTAAAATTTCATCGGGTAATAGATTTCCGTTTTCATCAAACATCTCTGGATGCGTATAAACGGGTTGAGTTTGATAAACATGGTCTTTCGCTAACCATCCTACCACACCTCCAACAAAAAACATCATAATCGATACTAATGTTCCTATAGTAAGCGTTACTGCTAACATTGTTCCTCTCCCAGAAATCTACTTTTTTCGTATGTCCAAGTAGAAATTAAGATGTAAAACAATTTCTCTACGAAAGAAAGAAATCATTTTACCAAACTTCACTTGGAAGGTTTTTGGCTTTTCAGATTTCCTCCTGCTGCGTAACAGCAATTCAACTCCCCGATTTATCTGGAGTTCATCATTATTTAGAGGGTTTTCTCCTCCTTCCGGGTCTCTTGTCGTATTCATACTTAGATGCTCCTACAATCATACCTTCCAAGAAATCTTTAACCTTTCTTGCTTCGGGTTTACCAAGATACCCATATGCTTCACGAAGTTGTTTGTGCATCTCATCACTTCCGCCTTCAATATAATCTTCTAGATCATAAATTGTGAGATTGATGTACTTGGCCGTTTCACTTTCAAGGAACTCTCTTGCGTCTCTTTTAGTTGCATTTATAGATTTTAAGTATTGGTACATATCCAAATTAAATTTTCCAGAAAATGCACTATCAATAGATTTTTCAACAACAGTGATTAGTTCCCAGGTATTGTCCATTAGACTAACTGATTCTCCTTCAAATACTTGACTGTTTCTTGGCATCCTCCTAGAAGTTCTTCTCCACGACTAACTCTAGGGAATGTAGAACCTTCTCCAAACTTTTCGTAGAATTCTTCATAATCAAAGTCTCTACCTAATTTGTATTCAACATATTGGAGTTCTGCTAACTGTAGCACGCTAGTGACCTTGGTGCAATACGGACAACCAATCTTAGTGTAGACCGTAAAAACTTCTCTAACCATAATCTCTAATCAATTAGTTTTTATTTATTAAAAAAGGGAGGTTTCCCTCCCTTAGTATATCAATCATTATCTTGTTTGTAAAGATCCTCTAGTTTTTCTCTAGAGAAATCCACATACATTACCTCATCTCCTTCTGCTGGTGCTTCTGGGTGACGTGGTTTAGGTGGTTCATCCATCATTTTATTGATAGATTGAATGTTAGACCACATCAACGCAAAGGCACCACCAGCAATAATAGCAAAGAAAACAAAGTATATGAATACCATGAATCCATTCACAGTGCGTTACCTCTAGGAAGAACTTCCTCTGGGAATACAAATGACTCATGTGGTTGATCCACAGGTGCCATCCAAGCACGAAGACCTTCATTGAGCAAGATGTTCTTAGTATAGAACGTCTCAAACTCAGGATCTTCTGCTGCTCTAATCTCTTGACTTACGAAATCATAAGCCCGCAAATTAAGAGCCAAACCAATAATCCCAATGGAAGAAGTCCAAAGACCCATGACAGGGACAAAAAGCATAAAGAAATGAAGCCACCGCTTGTTAGAAAAGGCAATACCGAAAATCTGAGACCAGAAACGGTTCGCCGTGACCATTGAGTAAGTTTCCTCTTCTTGCGTACTATCAAAAGCCTTGAAAGTGTTTGCTTGTTCTCCATCTTGATACAAAGTATTTTCTACAGTTACACCATGGATTGCTGAGAGCAACGCACCACCTAGGATACCTGCTACACCCATCATATGGAACGGGTTGAGCGTCCAGTTATGGAAGCCCTGTAGGAAGAGTAGGAACCTAAATATCGCTGCAACACCAAACGACGGCGCAAAGAACCAGCTGGACTGTCCAAGAGGATAGATGAGAAACACACTGACAAAAACAGCAATAGGCCCAGAAAACGCGATAGCATTGTACGGTCTAATTCCTACTAAACGACTAATCTCAAACTGACGAAGCATGAAACCAATCAAGGCAAAGGCACCGTGGAGCGCCACAAAATTCCAGAGTCCCCCAAGTTGGATCCAGCGGACGAAATCTCCCTGAGACTCAGGACCCCAAAGTAGAAGAAGAGAATGACCCATAGCATCAGCAGGCGTTGAGACAGCCGCTGTAAGGAAATTAGCACCCTCAAGGTAACTAC